GATCCATATAAATATAAAAAATTCACAACAAAACCCTCTAGTGAAAAACTATCTAAACAATTTGTGCATGGTCTTAAACCTGTCGTGAAAAATACAAAGGTAAATGGATATAATAAATCCTCAGGAAATAAGCGTTTTAATACCAAAACATTGAAATGGGAAAACGTAAATAACATCAAGTATGTGAAAAATGAGTACCCATTACGACCAATAAATGCGAAAGCATTACCCAAAAACTTGAATGTCACCAAGACGTTATATGGGTACAACCCCAAACGAAATGCATGGGTACCGAAAGAGTTACTCAATAAAGCCGCAGCTATACCATTTGTTGGTTTAAAGAAATGAGACACAATAAATCTATAAATGATCTACAACGCTCCAGCCAAAGGTGATGATGGTCTCTATTTCGTAAAGGCGCTCAACGATGATAAGCGTAAGTCCCTTATTCAATTGAATGGAGTCAAAATTGCGGATGTCTCAGGGGAAGTTGTAATGGATGCCGTATCCGAATTGAACATTGCAAAGATCGTTGATTTTGATACACGCAATCTGGAAGCTGCATATGAAAAATGCTCAGAATGGTTTGGTAAGCAACTTTCTGAAAATGTAATCAAGAGTGCTTACACTCCTAGCTTGAAAGATGATCAGGTCACAGGCGATCATCTCGATGGTGTGACCAAGGTTTTCAATGCACAACAGGAGGTTGCAGAATTCGAATCTGTCCAGCCCGGTAAGAATTGTGATGTTATCCTAGAATTTGCCGGTCTTTGGTTTGCCAAAAAGGCTTTTGGTCCAACTTGGAATGTTGTCCAGGTCAGGGTCCATGATGACCCGACCATTGACATTTATCCAGATGGGTATGCATTTGTCGATGAGATTGACCAATAAAAAAAACTCTTATACTATATAAAAGATAATGAAGGGTCGCAACCAGAACATCCTCATGTTGGTGGCCGTCGCTGCTTTGATTTTCCTCCTCTTTAACATGAACACCAAATCAGGATACGCCATCGTCGAGCGTGAATATGCGCCTCTCGGTATGGCTCCCACTGCGGCGGGTCCTACTGCCGGCCCTGTAACCGCCCCATCGGTCTCTGTATGCGGTGGTATGAACAAGGGTACCGGTCTCGCGTCATCCCTCCTCCCCCGTGAGATTGCCTCAGCTGAAGACTTTGGACAGTTTGCCCCAGAAGACATTCTGAAGGGACAAAACTTCCTCGAACCCCGCAAACAAATTGGCTTCCCCGAAACTGTCGGTGGTGCTCTCCGTAACGCGAACCAACAGATTCGCAAGGACCCCCCTAACTCTAAGGAACCTTTTGTGTGGAACAACTCCACCATCGTTCCCGATCTCATGCAGCGTGGTCTCTGTGCTTAAAGATTAGGTGTATATAGTATTAAATAATGAGTTCTGTTTCTAGTGACCTTTCCGAAAGTGTTGCTAAACTTGTGGAGCTTACCAAACAACTCACAGAAGCGAAATCTGATATTAAGGTTCTTAACCAGGAGGAAAAACGTCTAAAAGAGTCTGTGAAGAAGCATATGGTTGGTCAGGGTATTGATACCATTAACCTCAGGAAAGGTAAAATTAGTATCCGTAAATCAGTCAGGAAAGGTAGTATGAATAAGGATGCGATTAAGGAAGGATTACTCACATTTTTTAGTGGAGATGAGACCAAAGTTGAAGGCGCTTTAAATGCGATACAAGATGGGCTTAAAGTCAAGGAATCAACCTCTCTCTCATTAACTGGCATAAAGGATAAAACCGAAAAAGAAGATAAGTAACTAACCATGGTCTGGAGCCAATACGTATACGAAGCGAACACCGGTTTTGATGCCGATGTGAGCGATGATGATGAATTTAACAATGAACACACTCCTCTGAATATCGAAGACTGGGAAGTCGAATACTCAGATGAATTACACATGATGTGGGATACCATCAGGACACTCCTGTATGATGCAAGAGTTGAACACTCAGGGGAATTTTGCGACTTTGTGGAGTTTTGCTATACTGAGCATAACCCATATATTGAACATTCACATGATGACGAGAACGAGACACTCTATTATATATGGCGACACATCAGGCGAATTATAAATAACAACGATCTTCATGAATATATGATGCGAGGTGCATCCTATTACCATTTCGCAGAATTCATGAAAAAATATATATGCTTATATTAAAATGCTGCCCGATATCACTTCCCAGAAAGTTGCCATCCCTGCCGCCCTTTTTCTCGCACTCAGCCCAGGTGTACTCGTCACCACCGCTGGCAAAAACGTCAAGTTCATGAACCGCAAGACTGCCCCACCCGCCGTGTTCTTCCACGCGCTCGTGTTCTTCTTGGTGTACAGTCTCGTCGCCAAGGCGTTGGGTATCGTACTCACCAAGACCGATCTGCTCGTGGCCACTTCCCTCTTCTTGGCCCTCAGTCCAGGTCTTCTCTTGACCCTCCCCCCAGGTTCGGGTGGTGTGGTTCGATCGGGTCAGACCAGCCTCCCCGCTGCCTTGACCCACTCGATCGTCTTCGCGGTGGTGTTTGCGCTTTTGCGTCGCCAATTTCCTCAGTTCTATTAAGTAAGGAGATGAAGTATCTCGTACTTGGACCAGCGTCTATGGGTATTTTTTCACTCATTGGTGCTCTAAAAGCACGTGAAACTGCACTCGCAGATGTACGAGAAATTTCTGGTTCATCAGCTGGTGCAATATTGGCTCTATTTCTGGCATTGGGGATGTCAGTCGATGAAATACTCGATCTATCACTTTCTTTGGATATCCCCACTTTTGTTAAAATACGTCTGGGTTCATTTTTTAACAAATTTGGTTTTGTTGATATGGGTCCGATACGTAAAAAATTGATTGATATTTGTGGGAGTGATCCAACGTTTAGTGATTTGGATATGAAAATTTATGTATCTGCATTTTGTCTGAACACTTCGGAAACTGTTTATTTCTCTAAAGATTCACATCCAGATATGAAGGTAATAGATGCGGTATGTATGAGCATGGCTGTACCATTTATATTCGCATGTGGTTCCTATGAAAATAGAACATACGTAGATGGAGGTGTAAAAGAGGAGTTTCCACTCACACCATTTTTAGATAAAAAACCACATGAAATCACATGTATGAAAATCAAAATGGATCGTATTTATCAGGATACGATCGATACACCCAAACAATTTGTAGATACGATTATTCGATCTGCACTATCAAATCGAGTGGTATGCGACATGCCAATTGAGATTATAGAAACTAATGTAGGAGATATAAATGTATTTGATTTTAGCATGGATTATGAACAGAAGGTGAAATTGTATACAATCGGATACACAACATAACACTTTTTTTATCAGTTTATTATATATGATTGAGGCGTGCGATCCCGACGCCAATATAGATGACTTGCGGGCACTTATTAAGTTGAACACAGGCCAAGATATTAAACTGACAAAAAAACAAATATGTCAAGTCTACGATGAAATTAAAGCGGATAAGTTACCCTTACCCCCACTCATCATGAACTCCACGAAAACATACCTAATCGATAAGAATTCACCACTTAAACCGAACGACTATGAGATTTTATTCGATTCATCATCGAAACGTAATGAAATCAAGAAAGTTGCTCGTAAAGTTGGTCTCAAACAATTGGATCAAATGACGAAAAGTCAGATGATTGATTCTATCGGTAAGCGATTACGTTACATGAAAGTATATGAACCAGTGAAGATTGGTAGAAGACATGTAACGAAAACGTTCAACAACACAGCAGTGAACACTAACACAGCAGTGGAAAACGTTAATGCGTTGAAGACCAACAACACAGCAGTGAACACTAACACAGCAGTGGAAAACGTTAATGCGTTGAAGACCAATAACAACGTTAATGCGTTGAAGACCAATAACAACGTTAATGCGTTGAAGACCAACAACAACGTTAATGCGTTGAAGACCAACAACAACGTTAATGCGTTGAAGACCAATACCAATACATTTAGGACCGAAACTCCTAAATCACGAGTTAACTTTCCAAAGGGTAGTTTATTCATGAAAGGTCAAACACCAAAATTTCTCAAGGGTCAAGTGAGCGCTGTGAAAAAATTCAATACACCCAGACCTGAATCACGGGTTAACTTTCCCAGGGGTAGTTTATTCAACAAAGGTCGATCACAAGAGACTCGTAAAAGACCTGGTATTGGTAGATTTTTCGGAATTGGAAAGTCAAAATCAAAAAATCGTATTACTATCACCAACCGGAAACGGGAGTTTATGAATATGATCGCAAATGTAAAACTTTCAGATGACGATAAAAGGGGTCTTCAACGGCTTATCAATAGTAAAACCAATTTGAACTCTCTGAAAACCCGAGCCATTAAACTTTATGAACAAAGGAAAAAGGAAAAAGGTTCCCTTGTTAAACAAAATCTTCTCAGCTTTCTCACACCATTGAAAATTAATCAGAAAAACAAAAATGCATTTCTCAGACGTTTCAATAAAGGTGAAAGTATCAATACATTGAAACGTGAAGCTACTACTAAACAAGGTGAAATCATCCGAGGTGGAGATACGAATAAAAGAATGCGTCTCGTTCAACGTCTCGATGAACTTACACTTAATTCACAAAACAAAAATGTTATCATGTCTCGTTTTAACAACGGTCAAAAAGACATTAACAAATTAGTGACTGAAGCTAAAAGTCTAAAAAATAAGAGAAATGTGGGTAAACTTGTTTCAGAAAAGCAACGTCTCATAGCACTCGCGAAACAAATGAATGTTTATACGGAATTTTCACGTAGTATTTCAAAATTGAGTATTCTAAGTGCAGTTAATAACATCGAAAAAAGTATAATATCCGCTGGGACTACCAAAAAAGGGGGTGTTTTTGCATTAAAAATTCAAAAACTCTCCACAATCGCTCGTGAAATGAATCTTGATGCCGATATAAAAGCGAGTATTATCAATATTAAAACAAATGCGAATGTTGATGCTGCAAAAATACGTATCATTGGGTCTGCGAAAGAGAAGCTATACGAAAAGGCGAAATCGTTGAATGTAAAATATTCTCGTAGCATTGAACAATTGAAAAATGTTGAAAAAGTAGTACAACTTCGTAATGTGATAAACACTGCGACGGTACGTAAAAAGACCATTGATAATAAACAAAAAATAGAGCTCCGCACTAAACGTAAACGTGAAGTGAAAGCCTATATCAATCAGAGTAAGAGTCTCACACAAAGTAAAAAAAATGTATTCATTAAACAATTGGAGATCAGTAGTACCAATCTCAATCAACTTCGTAAAAATATAGATACAGCCATTCAGGAATTCAAGAGTGATAATCGTACAAATAATATTAATGAATTAGAACAATATTTAAAACCATTGGATATCAATAAATCGAAAAAAAATGCATTCATTCAGCAGTTTAAAAATTCAAAAAATTCTCTATCAAATATTAAGGCGTCTATAAATAAAGAAGTCACTGAGAAAGGTACTATTGAAAGTAAAAAACGAATCCTTACTGCAAAGATCGCAACTGCGAAACAATACAATGTCGAATTAAATTTCAATAGTAGCGTCTCTACTATCACATCTGAAAATGCACTCAAAGAAATAAATCGTAAGGTCGATACTGCAATCGATAGTAAGATTGATAAAACTCGAAATACCTTGTCCAATAAAATAATAAATGCGGGTGTGAAAAACGATTTCATGAATAAAATTACAGCTATCAAAACGTTAAAAAATATGAAAAATGTGAGTACTCAAATTGATCGGGCAATTGCCTCAAAAAGTAAGTCCAAAAAAGATGAAATCTCCGTGTATATGAGACGACTCGGACTCACTACTCAAAATATTCAAACTGTTCTCGCACGTAATCTCGACGTGGAAAAAAGTCTCGAAATGGCTGATGATATTATAAAAAATAAACAGAAATCTAAACTCACTAATTATCTTGATGAGAAAAAAGTTCCAGTTTCCGAGCGAACACAATTTTACAATCAAACAGGGAATTTGCGTTCAATCATGCGTACTATTGACCAATATATGAGAAGTAAACGCACCGAACAACCTCGGAATATCACTAACATATTGAACAAATATAATTTAAAAAATGTAGATCGCCAATTTATTCTGAATGAATGGAATAGTTATCCAGAGATGACCCCCGAAAATGTTAAAAATTTAGCATCTAAGCGTTCAGACAAATTTAAGAAGGAAAAGGAATTGGCACTTCGTAGTTATCTGACTAATGAGTTGGAACTCAATTCAAATGAAGTTAGTAAAATTATGCAAGAATTTCAACTTAACCCAAAAAATATAAATTCTCTTCGTAATAAGGCTAAGAAAATTAAAGGTATCTCAGGTGAAAAGAAACGCATATCTGAACGTATTCGTAAGGCTCGAGAAGAAAATAAACTCAATTTAGACGTAGTTGTAAATATCAAAAACATGGATAATGTAAAAAATATTGATACTACTATCAACAAAGCTTATATTAATAGAGATAAGAAGAATCTCGCTCGACGAGCACTGAACAGAAATATTAATATTTCAAGTAATTTAAATGCAATTAAATCTATGAATAATGTTCAACGACTCAAAAACAAATTGAATGGTCTTCTCACCGGAAAAAAGAAACAAGATCTTCGTAAACTTGTAAATGTCATGGGTGATATAAATAAAGAAAATCAGGAACGTTTTCTCAAACGTTTCAAAAACCAAAACAATTCTCTAGGTACTTTGTTAGAAAATGTTAAAAGTTTTAAAAATACTCAAGTTAATAAAAAACAAGCGATACAAAAACAAGAACTTTATACATATATCAGTGAAAAACTCGATCTCGATGTATCTGATCGTAATGCGATCATGCTCGAGTTTAACACTGTGAAAGATTTAAACAAAATGAAACGCAAAGCAGATACCATCAAAAAACAGAAAAAAAGTGAGGGAATTGCCGAGAATCGTAAAAAACTTGAAGAAATTCTGAAAGGTATAAACATAACAAATCAAGATAAAAAATTTATATTATTACGATTTAACCGTAAACCTGGAAATGTTAACGCTTTTAAAGTGAATGCAGAGAAACTCGCTGAAAAAAAGAAAGGTGAAATGCGTAAAAAAGAACTTTCCGAACTCGATACTCATATGGGTCGTTTAGGACTCACCAAGGAGAATCAACAAAAAATACGTACTATATTCACACAGAATTCAAACAAGACTCTAAACTCCGCTAAGGCGAATGCAACTGATATTCGTCGAACACGGAACCAGAAAAAACTTGAAAACATACTGATAAATCTAAAAAGCTTAAACGAAAATAAGAAGGCTATATTTAGGTCTAATCTAACGAAACCTAATGCGAATGTCGATACAATCATACAGGAGGCTCGGACTCAGAATGCTAGGATTGAAAATAAGAAAATTACTAACCGTAATGTTAACGACTTTGTATTATCACTAAACATAGGTGAATATGGAACTAAACTCATCGGTGATTTTAAGGGTGGTTTAATAACTGGGATTAAAGCAAAAGAAGAAGCTAAAAAGAAGAGAGAATCTATGAATGCGGATATTGTGGTTCAAAAGAAGAAGAAACTTCGTACATTCATGAATAAAACACTTCTCGGTAATGTGAATAAGAATAAATTTATCAATCGGGTTACACTCAAGGAAAATACAAGTGTTCTTGAGAAAGAAATCACTACGTTGAACAAACAGATGAAAGGTAAAACTAATACATTCGCGGCGAAACAGACTACATTACAGGCATTCTTAAATGGTCTTACCGATCTTACCATGGAACAGAAAGCTAAATTTATGAGTCAGGTTACGAACGCTAAGACTGATATCGAACCCATCAAAAGAAAAGCTCAAACTATCGACAAAGCTAAAAAGAAGGGAATGGCAAAAGGGAAGAAACGTCGTATGGCATCAAATAAGGTTAATAATTTCAATGCTGGTAAGGCTATGAATAATATCAATAAACAGAGAAACCTTGATAATCGTATGGCCAAACGCAATAAAATTCTTAGTGAACTTTCCAAACAGAATGATAAACGATTTATGAAATTAAAAACACGTGCCGGAGATCCATTTCAAACTGGTGAAGAATTTAATCGGATTGCTCTAAATGTTAAGAAAATGGTTGAATTGGTCGAATCAGAAAAACGAGACCGTAATAAACCATTCAACGCTTCTGTAGAACTAAACAAACAACTGAACATTAAGGGTAAAGAACTCAATAAGGCAAACACAAATAAGAAAATTCGTGATGGTGTAGAATTTAAAATCAAACAGATTAAGGGTCTCACAAATGCTAATGTGACAGGATTTATGAGTAAGTGGAACACCAAGAACCCTTTTTCCCGTAAGGTGATTTTCAATCAAGCTCGTAAGATGGGTGAGGATCGTCTCAAGGCTAAGGCTAATGCTGATAGGGTCGCCCAAGCTAAGGCTAAGGTTGAAGCTGATAGGGTCACCCAAGCTAAGGCTAAGGCTAATGCTGATAGGGTCGCCCAAGCTAAGGCTAAGGTTGAAGCTGATAGGGTCGCCCAAGCTAAGGCTAAGGCTAATGCTGATAGGGTCGCACAAGCTAAGGCTAAGGCTAATGCTGATAGGGTCGCCCAAGCTAAGGCTAAGGCTAATGCTGATAGGGTCACCCAAGCTAAGGCTAAGGCTAATGCTGATAGGGTCACCCAAGCTAAGGCTAAGGCTAATGCTGATAGGGTCGCCCAAGCTAAGGCT